ATGAAAACATTTAGATTAATTGGAATGGCTTTATTTGCCATAATGATGTGCGTAAACTTTACAGCTTGCAGTAGTGATGATGATGAAGAGAATTTTGAAAGTTCATTGATAGGAACTTGGTTTTGAAGTTGACAGTGAAGAAGATAACTTTTTATGAGTGAAAGTCCTTTGGTCCAATTATCTATGATGGAAAATACCTTTTGATTATTGCTTCATTTATTAATTGTTTCTTATCGACAGTTTTCTTTTGAATCAAATGTTTCATAGCTATAAAATTTTAATGTTTAACATATATAAGGATAACCATTAGCAAAGATGATACAAAGCAAAAGAAACAGAATATTAACAGGTGTAATTCCGCACAAAAATTGCTTTATATACCTACTCTGAATTTTAGCACCGCTATAAAATATCAGAATAGAAATATAGCTTATGCTTGAATATTGAACAAACGGAAAACTATACTATATCAGTATATACAATATCATTACATAGATAAAAAAGTGATTGAAACAAGTTCAACTTATCCTCAAACAGTATTGTTAATACAAATAGAATCACTACATTTGCTATATTAAAAAGCAGAACATATGCAACTGATAGAGAACAATATTCATAAAATTATAGACCTATGCAAAAAGCATAAGGTTCACAAACTGTTTGTGTTCGGTTCTATCCTTACCAACCGCTTTAATGATAAAAGCGATGTTGATTTAGTAGTGGATTTCAATAAAAAAGAAGTAGAAGATTACTTTGATAACTACTTTGATTTTAAATACTCTCTGGAGGAATTATTGGGCAGAGAAATAGACTTATTGGAAGAACAAACCATCAAAAATCCATATTTGAAAAAGAATGTGGATGCCACTAAAACTTTAATTTATGGATGATTTAACAAAGAAACACCTACAAGATATTCTGACTGCTATTGAAGAAATAGAAAGTTTCTTCGGCAGTGAGCCAAAATTATATGATGATTTTTACAGTAATCTTTGCCTTAGACGTGCGGTAGAAAGAAACATCGAAATTATAGGTGAAGCTATGAACAGGATATTGAAAGCTGATAAAGACATAGCTATTACTAATTCTCGCAAAATAGTAGATGCAAGAAATTACATTATACATGGATATGACAGTTTATCAGTAGATATACTTTGGAGTATGATTATTAATCATTTACCCAAACTGAAAAATGAAGTAACTACATTACTAAATTCATAAGGTTTGTGACTTATTCACGACTACTTAATAATATAACAGTAACTAATAACTGGAGAGTTCTTTTAAATACTTGAATATCTAACTGTAACACAATAATTTATGAGAGATTAGAAAGAGGTTACAGGGATGCTGTATCGCCACTTCTTACGGTATGACAGACACTATGGGTCGTATGCACTCAGACGCTCAGTTCGCCGGTTCTTCATCAGTTCCTGCTCACGTAGAAATGATGGGATTCCTGGGTATCATCGGTAACAACCCGATGGTAGGATGTACAGTGGCTTGTGCCGTTGACGTTGCTACTGCTTTGAGCAAGTAATATAATACATTGCTAATATATAAATCCCTGTAACCGTAATGGTTATGGGGATTTTTGTTTTAATACTCCACTTTCCCGTTATCTGCTTATGCTTTCCTATGGTTCTTCGTCTTATATCCTTTGTCAGAGACAAACCATTCAATATTGCTTTGCCACGTGGGTGGTTAAGCCTAGTCACCTACGTGGTTAACATTAACCACCCACGTGGTTAGACTTAACCACGACCGTGACGAAGTAGCTCCGTACTTAAATGACCTACTTAAACAACGAACGCATGAAGATAAAAGCATGTACTTATAAGAACTTCATAGCTCCATTAACCGATTCCTCCCCCAATTGCAAATCATCTATTAGTACATCAAACAAATTCTTGTTTAATACCAATACATTAATTATATTTGCAGCAACTTAGAGCAAAAAGAATCATGGAATGGCAGAACACAAAGCCACAGAAAGCTAAATTATCAAATAGATGTATGACCGGGCTTTAAAATGAATTACCCGGATGAGTTTCATTATGAAACTTATGAAATATGCTATGCTATTCCTAACAATGTGCTTTATGGTATAAATAATGATATTTATTTTGTTGATACGCCAATCAGATTAAAAGAGTAATAGTTCTTATCCGATTTGCATGTTCTCAATCCCATCAGGGATTTCTCTTAACAGAACTGATATTAGTAGTTAATCTATAATACAGTTTTTATAATGTATAATAAAAGAATAAACATTTGGAAAAGCGTTTCCATTCTTATACTTATTAAAAAAGATATTTGAGCTTTTAGCTCTTATTCTCACAGTCTGAAAACCGCCAATTTGAAGCACACGAGAATAAGCAGATGAAAGTTTACGCTCTATCGGGTGTGAACTATTCATGCTTATTTGTGTGCAAGGTGCTTGGCGGTTCCTCAGACTGAAAATAGGTTATGAATGGTTCCGCCTTTTTTTATTGCACTATGATACACATCGGAAAACTTATCGAAGAGGAACTTCACCGCCAAGAACGCTCCGTTACCTGGTTCGCCAATAAACTTTATTGCGACCGAACCAATACATATAAAATTTTCAAACGACAAAGTATAGACACCGAATTGCTTTTACGAATTTCTCAAGTCCTACACGTTAACTTTTTTGAATATTATTCGCAAGAATGCCAAAACCGTGAAAAACAATCAACACTTATGTAGTATCCTTGGCTACGGGAATAATAACTACTTCACACAAGAAAGACATACCTTTGCCCCGGAATCATAAATATAGAAATCATGGAAATTATTATCGGACTCATTATTGCTTTCATCCTATTAGCTTTTTTATATGGCATACTATGCCTTATCATTAAAAAATGGCCAGTGTTGATATGGATTGTCGGCATCGGAAGCGGAGTCATTCTTGCTATAATCACTGCCTGGTGGATAGGAGCAATCGGAGGTTTCATCCTAATTGGTTTCTTAGCTGCGGCAGAGGCATCGGGAGGTCATAAATGCGCTCATTGCGGAAGCTATGACACAGATGTTACCAAAAAGGAAGACGGTTTTGAATATTGGCAATGCAACAAATGTCATGGGATAACATACGATTATATAACAAAGTAACCGCCTTCCGCAAATGAGGTTTACACAACTTCAATATTGAAGAAAAAAACAATATTATAAAAAAACATCATAGATTACAGATATTATATATCGAACTATGACAGCTAACATCCTATAAGAACCATGCAAAAGAAAGTCTTCAGATACGAAAAAGAAAAAAGATGCACCTGCACACTTTACATGACGGAATCTTGCAATTTGAATTGTGTCTATTGCTATGAACACATCAAAGGCAAAGCTATTATACCACTAGAGATTGCTCAAGAAGCCATAAAGTCTACCTTCAAACGTGCTGTAAAAGAACAGATAAACTATGTTGAAATATTATTCCATGGCGGAGAACCATTTATGGCATTTCAACATATCAAAGTGATATGCGAATGGCTATGGCAACAAGCATGGCCTACTAAATACATTTGTTATGCAACCACTAACGGCACCCTTATACATGGAGAAATTAAAGACTGGCTCAACGAAAATAAAGAAAAATTCATTGTCGGATTAAGCTTGGACGGAACACGTGAAATGCATAATCGGAACCGTTCTAATTCTTACGATAAGATCGATATAAACTTCTTTAAAGACAATTGGCCTGACCAAGGTGTAAAAATGACTCCCTCTCCCGGCACCTTATCTTCATTGGCAAAAGGAATTATCTATATACATGAATTAGGATTCAAACGCAATAATTGTACTTTTGCCAGTGGTGTAGAGTGGGACAAAGACGAATTTAGACAAAATGTAGATTACAAGAAAATATTACAAGAGCAATTAATGGAAATCGCCCTGTACTATTTGGATCATCCTGATATACAGCCGGTAGAAATGATAAACATGAAATTTATAGCCGTGGCAGCAGGTGTGAATAGCATGGTCGATAAATTATGTGGAGCAGGTACAATCATGCGATGCTGGACACCGGACGGTCAATGTCTCCCCTGCCATTTATTCTATGAAGTAAGTAAAGAAAAAGGAGAAAAGTTAGGGCACATAGATCTGTCTTCTCCTTGCCATCTATCAGATACACGATGTAAAAATTGCATTCTTGAGCCTATATGCCCAACTTGTTACGGTGGAAATTATATAACTTATGGTGATGTAACAAAACGTGATCCATACACGTGTGTAATTACTAAAATACGTGCCTTAGCCAGTTCGTGGATGATAGGTCAAATGTTAGAAAATCCTGAAAAGTTCCGAGCTTTAAGCGAGCTTAGCAATGAAGAGTTGGCGATGACTGCCAAAGGAGTGATATTAACGCAATCCTTCTTGGAAGAAACAGGATTTATGAAAGAACTTCAGAACGGTTAATTGTCCTTCCCTGAAATAGGACAAATCATTTAAATACTTAAATTATGAACTTTAAATTAGCTAATTTGTCGACCATTAATCAAAAATATGGCAAGACAATAGAACAAATGAAGGACGCAACTTGGGAAATATATGCCAATAGTTGCGGATGCTCAGGAGATTGCGGTTCCAACTGGATGCAGTCATAAAACAATGAGCGTGTCAAAAGTCAGACAATTTATCTTCAAGGTTATCAATAATAAGCTTAATAATATTATCCACCTTTTGACACAGCTCTATATACTTAATCAACTTTAAATCTAAAAACAAATGAAAGAGCAAGCAGATCGGGCTAATGATTTCATTGACTTTATAGCCAAAAGTCCAACCAAGTATCACGCTATAAACAATATAAAATCAAAACTACTGAAACACAATTTCATTCCTTTGTCTTTCGACAATAAATGGGAATTGAGCCCAAGTGGAAAATATTTTATAGAGCAAGACAATTCAGCATTAATCGCCTTCTGTATGAGCCCTCACGATTTTAAAGAACAATCTCTGTTCGAGGATGGGATACGATTAGTATGTGCTCATACAGATTCACCGACATTTAAGATAAAACCGGTGGCTCAAATGATAACCACACCGGGTCACTACATGCAATTAAATACTCAAGGGTATGCATGGCCTATCCTGTCAACTTGGTTTGACCGCCCTCTGTCATTAGCGGGAAGAGTTGCCTTAAAAAGCAAGTCTCCTTTTAAACCGACCATACGCCTAATCGACATACAAGACCCTATATTATTGATTCCTAATATAGCTTTTCACCTGACGAAAGGGAAAACAGAAAGCGGCATATCCAAACAAAAAGAAATGTTGCCTATAATGGGAATGGCAAATAGAGAGACAAATGAAAATGAGCTATTCGAACTTATGGCCAAGAAACTGAATATTGATAAAGAGAATATCCTTGACTATGAATTATATCTTTATCCGGTAGACAAAGGACAACTAGTAGGAATAAATGCTGATTTCATAGTCACTCCCCGTCAAGATGACTTGATAATGGTATATGCTGCTTCAGAAGCATTAATAAATTCCCCTGCAAATGATACAACAAAGATGTATAATCCGCAAATCCAAATTTCCGCAGAATCCGAAACGAAGCGTTCGATTTTCAGGGAAAAGGACAAAACGAAGCGTTCAAAAAAGGAAAGCGCGCAACACTCAAAAAGCCGAAACAAAAGTTTTGTAATGACCTCTGTTTCGGCTTTATAATTTCATAAAAAATGGCTTTATAACGGCATTAAAATAAGGCTCAAAAGTTTGGCCTTCTACTTGAAAAATTGTATCTTTGTTCAGTGCTAAGCAGCTGTTTTATGAACTAATTTTTCCTGTTTCTTATACAGCATCATGTCTGTATATTCGGCAGAATAATTCATGTGGGCATTGAATTCCTTTTTTGTACAACCCTCAAAAGGATTGCCAATGGTTTTGTTTGCTCCAATCCATTCACACAGTTCAAGTATGGAGGATTTATTGGATGTGAAATAAACGAAGGAATGCTTTTCGAGTATCTTTAAAACATCCAAATAATCAGACAAGCGCCAATACATATTGTACGTACCAACATCAGTGGAAAGATAAGGCGGATCAATTAAAAAGACGACTCCGGGAACATCCTTATATTGGTTGAATACTGCTTTGTAGTCGCATGATACAATTTCAAGCCCTTTTAAGTAGTCAGAAGACTCCGGATAACCGGTCTTGCGAATGTTGTTATAAAGGACTTCCTTGCGCATTTCGGCTACAGACAATTTATACTTCATGGAGAACATAAGTGAGGATGATAAGGTTATAAAATCCACGTACCCAACATTTAGTTCTTCTTCCTCGATACGTTTAAAAATGCGTTCTCTAAGTTCCCCTTTAATTGGTTTATGTTTGGGTATCGAATTACCCACCAGCTCCCTAATATCGGCAAGCAGTTTATTTGTCTGTGGGATATTTTTCAGTCTGAACCGGTAGTTGTCGAAGTCATTGTAGACAACAGTAGCATCGGGCTTGCTTCTTTTGGCTATATGCGAAAGAAGTCCGGAACCGCCAAACAAGTCCACAAACACGGTATCTTCAGGGAACTGTTCCAAAACTTTAATAAACTCTTTAGCAAACATTCTTTTTTGGCCTACAAATGGCAGTGGTGCAGATAAATTCATATTCTTCATACGTTCAAGTCAAATTTAATGTTTTCAACTCCGGATAACAGTTCCAGAGTCCGGTCAATGTTATTTTCATATATATGCACATTTCCAAGGTCAAGGGTTATGGACTTCAGGGGAAGCTCCACCTGCCTTGCCATCAGATAAAGATGATAAATATCAGCCGGAAGCCCAAGGTTCGCATCAGAACTACGCTGATATGCAGATAGCACCAATTCTCCCTCATCAATTTGGAACTGCACAAGACTCAGGCAGGGTGCCTGGTTGCTTTCCACCCCGGTTTCTCCAAGAAACAGGACATAATTCTTGCTGTTGCGCTTTTCCCGGTTAATCCTGGTTATGAGGGGTGGAAGCTTTTCAAAGTAAGTTGGATAGCTGTTTACAAGGGTATGGCCGCAATAATCCCACCAGGTAATCCCTGCCTCTTTGTATTTTTCCACATCCCGGACTCCTTGCATAAACAGTTTCAATTCCTCTTTCAGCTTTTTCCTGGCTATCCCGTGGCTTTCAAATATGTCAAGTAAATCAGCGGGGGTTAGCATGAGCCTTTCGTTTAATAGATACTTGATACGCCCTTTCCTATTGGTCTGGATTTTGCCCGTTTGGAGTATCTTGTCTAATGTCTGGTAATACTTATTCATGAGCTTTATTTTTGGTTGTACAAAGGTAGCTCTACCGGACAACACAAGGCATCCCCGGCACATCAATCACACTGCACCGAGCGTGCAGTGCTTTCCAAACCGTTTGATAACATCATACACCTTACGTTCGCTTACCGAATATTTATTTGCCAAAAACGCCACTGCATAAGTGGTCTTTTCACCTTGTTTTTTCATGACCTCATACTCCGTATATAAGTCTATGAATCGAAGGTCATCCTGCTTGCCGCCCAAACTTATAAGCATTTCAAGCGGTTCTCTGTTAAATTTAAGTGCTTCAAACAATGTCATATCCAATCATTTTTGTACTTTTGCAATGCCAATCATTTATTTAATGCGTAAAAACGCCACGAGAGTGCGGCAGAGGGCATTGCCCCCGGTCGCGCACTCTCGTGGCGTTTTGTGTTAATAAATGATTGGCGTCTATATTAACAGGCCGGGGGCTTTTTTTATCCCTCCCCCGAAGGGATTGTCAATCACTCAATCCGATATAATTCCAAATTGAACTTGTCCTTTTTTTCCCAGCCTTCAGCCAGAACTGTCTGAATGAATCCTACTGCTTTTGTATAGAAATCTTTCAGTTCTTCTAACTGAGTAAAAGTATGGTATTCCGGTTGTTCATCCGAACCAAACTTAAACGTCACTGGCAGGGTTTCTCCGCCCGTTTGAACGGCCAAATCGTATGCTGCCTTATAGTTGTACTGGTTCTCCACAGAAAGCCATACATGGGCACCATTATAGGCGAATCCGGATAGGATAGCCGCATCAGTCTGGCTGTTATACCAGGACATAACCAATGTGTGGATTTCCTCATCAGTAGGCTTATGCCCGAACTCCTCTTCCATGTAGGAGGCAGAGCCGTTCTCTTTTTCCTGCACATCCCATCGGATGCGCCATTTGTCTTTAACCGGGTTCGTGCATTCCATCAGCGAAACCCCGGAACTTCCTTCAACTCTTCTCATGTAAACACGTATTTGGTTCTACCTTTGCCGAATGTCTCTGTCTTGATGGTCGTTTCAAACGGGAAACCATCCGGCATTTCCTTTACTTGTGCGAGAATATTCTTCATTTCCTCGCTGTTGGTGAAGAACTTCTTTGCCTCGCCGTTCACTTCGATGGCCACAATACAGCGGTCTTCTCCCTGCTCGGTTTTGATACCGGTCTCAAAGTCCTTCACTACAATGGGTAAGTTTACCAGTTCCCGGATGCTTACCACCACTCCGGGGAATCGCTTTTTACCGTCTTCCGGCTTGTAAGCGACATTCAAGTCTTTAAAACTTCTCATTTCTTTGCCTGTTAATTTTTTAAACAACTTATTACAGTCGGCGTGCTTCGTCATGCCGTAGAAACTGGCAATCAGTTCCCGCCGTCTTTTTCTCGATTTTACCTCGTGCATTTTCCGGGCAAACTTCTGTTTGATGCGTTTCCGCAATCTTACATAGTCGGGACGGATAACATAGCCAAGGAAATCAATGCCTTCTTCCACAGGGAACACCCGTTCATTCGGCTTTATTTCCAAGTCTATTTTTCCCATTTGCCCGTGAACAGCATCACGAATCTTCCACAATTCCGCTTTCGTTTTACCGAGTACCAGTCCGTCATCGCAATAGCGATAGTAATAACGAACCCCGTACTTATCCTTCAGATAGTGGTCTAAAAATACAGACAGAAGCAGATTTCCTGCCCCTTGTGAACTGCGCAGTCCGAAACTGATACCTTCCGGCAGCAGCTTAACAAACCGCTCCAACAAGACCAACAGCCTTTTGTCCTTGAACACCCTCCGGAAGCACCACATAACAAAGTCCTGCCGCGCATTGTCATAAAACCTCCGGATGTCAAATTTGTATGCGTAAAGCGTGCCTTCCGGATTTTTTTGCAAATCGGTACGTATGCAGTTCATCAGGTCATGAGTACCGCGCCTTTTGATGCTTGCACCGGTTGTCCGGATATAACGTTTTTGCAGGTGGCGGTCCACCACATTCATGATGGCAAACACAGCGATGCGGTCTTTCATGGACAGGATCTGCAAAATACGTTTTTTACCGTATTCTTCAATTTCCCTCTCATGGTAGCCGCCCAGCCGGAATGAGCCGTCCGCAATGGAAGCCGTCAGTTCGGTGATAATCTTCTCCCTATGGGCAAGCAGGAATCGTCCCTGCCTTGACCTCTTACGATCGGTTCCGCGAAGTACCGAATCGAATGCCTCCGACATATTGGAGTATTCGATGATTTCCTCGATAATATATCCTTCCCTGCGCATAAGCTATTGGTTAATAAACATGGAAGATGAGGGCCTTCCTTTCCCCGGGTCTGACTTCTTCGAACTGATAACAGCCTACCAAACTCCACCCGACGCGTGATTTTTCAGCTTTCCACCTTTTCTGGTGCTGTTGCTGTGGCTTGCTCCCCTCGGCACCGCTTCGGGGACACGTCCCCGCTGCTGTACGCCGATTTGTTAGATTTCCAGACGCGAGCCGACATTCGCATTCGTATTCGAAGCATCGTTATTCGCATTCGCATTCGACACACCGCCATTCGCATTCGCATTGTTGTACCCGCGATAGACCACACGGACTGTAGCGGTGCTTATCCAGTACATGTCGGTATAGTAGGTGGAAGATGATCCGTTCAAATTACCTACCGGAACCATGTCCATATACTTGCCGTGCGCCACGCCTGTAATCCACTGACCGCTGTCCTTCTTGCCCTGTACCATACGGATACTGCCGTCAGGCATCCAGATGCGCCATTTGCCCTGGTTGCCGCTGTCATTCGGCAGATCCACGCCGTCCATCATGTCATACTTGTTGCCGTAGATGTCCTCGTAGCCCAGGCAGCAGATATTGTTCACCTGCACCACGGTCGCCTGTCCGTATTCGTCCCGGCTCTTATACCAGGCATACTGATGCACCAAGCCGTCAATCAGCGAATTCGTGATTTTGTTGTTGATGACATACGCTTCGTCATAGCCGATGGTGTCTGTCATTCCATGGTCGGCCGTTCCACCCGTTGTCCGGTTATTGTTATGCTGACCGGCACCGCATTGTTCCTGCATGTCCCTACGCCCGTACTTTGCATAGCTCAGGTTCGCGATGCGGCTGTGCATCAGGGCATCTATCTGCTGCATGCCACGCTGCTGGCTGTAATAGTGGAAGTCCGTCCATGTCATGCTTGCCGTGGTCGAAGCTCCGGTTATGCAGGCACGCAACTTGCTGCCCACTACAGAACTGCCCACAACGGCACACAGATGTTCCTCATTGGCCACCCAATCCGGTTCCATGTCCTCTATCTTGTCGCTGTTGCTCAGCACCACGCAGTCAAACTCTGCCGTGTTCAGAATGGAGAAATGCAGGGCTGTAGCACGTTCCGGAACGTCTGCTATCAGATACATGCCGGCTTCAAATTTCAAGCCGATGGTCGGCACCACAATACTCTTCAGGATGTTTCCCTCCGCATCAGCAAACACACTGCCGATAAGCCCTGTTCCTGGAACGCTCGGGAAGCGGACACGTCTGTAACCCGACACGTCCACTTTGCACACGGAATAAGCCTTGTCCGTCGTATAGGATTCCATCAGCGTGGGCTTGCCGCTCATGATCTTGCGTTCACCCAGCCAGCCGCCCTGTGTCTCCTTGATGGCATCCAGTGTCAGTACCGTCGCGTCCGGAATCGGGGGCATTTCGTCCTCCGGATAACTGCTGTAGCAGGCGTACTTCTTGTTGTTCAAATAATCGTTGATGCCTTTGCTCCAGTAAAACGGCTCATACATCATCCAGTCTCCCTCGCTGCCGTCCAGCTTCGCCACCGTGCAATCGTTCATATCCTCCGCATCGGCATAGAAGTTCGAGCTTTCGTCATGCAGGGGGAAATAGGTCATCTCCCCGTCCGGGTTGTTCACTTCCACCTGCTGCCCGGCTATCTCCACCTTCCGGCTCGTGGGCATCCTGGTCACCTTGGCCAATACGCGGTGGCGCTTGGACAGGATGGCATTCACATGCCCGCTCATTTTGTACGTATTGCCGAATTTGTACCCCGTCTTGTTGTCCAGGTTCGAAACATTGGCATCGTCGGCCACACTGTCGTCAAACTCAATCATCGTATAGGGCGGCTGCTTGATGGTCAGTTCCGGATAACGGGCGGCATACTTCTCCAGTTCCTCATCAGCCAGATACTTCGTCAGGGTCAGCTTGCCCCTCAGTCCCGAATGCCGGTCATCCACGGCACCCGTCTGCGTATACGTTCCGTAGTCGTAATACTTCTTCAGCAGGGTTCCGTCGTCTTCCCGGTCTATCTCCAGCACGAAGCGTTCCAGCTTGCCGCTGCCGTTCAGTCTGGCCTGGTGAAGGCGTTCCAGCATAGCGAACCCGTCGATGCCGGGGCAGTTGGTGTAGCGGTAGCCCCGCACATTATTGATGCCTTCCAGTATCAGGCCACTGTCGGACAGCTTGGTCAGATATTCCAGGAACAGTTCCTCAATCGTGTCCGGCAGGCATAACTGCACAACGGGCGCACCGGTGGCCAGTTTCACACGGGTCAGCCCCGTACCCCTCACGTCCAGTTTCTTCAGGCGGCCCTGCCAGCTCAAGTCCAAAGTAGCCACATTGCCGTTGTCCCCGTTCCGGGCCAGCCGGTTGTTCCGCATGTTCACTTCTTCCAGAAGCAGCATGCCGTTCGTCGAAGCCATGAACGAGCCATTCCGGTAACCGCTGGCTTTCTCCACGCTCATGTCGAGTTTTACCAGTGAGGTCAGCAGACCGAAGTTGAAGCCGATTGCGAACGCATCCTCATGCCAAACCAGTTCCTTGACTTTCGCCGCACCGATGATCTTCAACGGGTCATTTTCACCGAAGGCACGGGTCAGCTGCAACGAGTGGAGCACGTCCGCATCCACCACGCCGCTGTCGGCCTGCACGCCGTTGCTGGTGGAAAGCTGCACACGGTACGGAATGGTCAGACGGTACTGCATCGGTTTCAGCGTGTAGGCCTTGTCCAGCGATGCCGTACTCTGGTAGAACTGGGCACCCAGCGTGGATACATAGCCGTACTCCACCTGCTTCAGGTCATACCGGCGTTGGATGAAGTAGTTTCGGTGTGCTTTCAACGAACCCTTCAGACCGTAGATTTGCGGATAGGTCTGTTTGGCTCCGTCCGCACCCACCGGCATTTCGTTCAGGAACGGATAGATGTATTTGAAGATGCCGGACTTGTTATAGAGGCGCGAGCACCACTTCTTCATCTGTTCGGTATCGAAATGGTCAATGGCTTTCTGGATACTGAAAGCACTCATGAAGCTTGCGCCCCCGTTCCATCCGCTCACCATAATCTCCACAATCATGTCCCAGCAATTGGCCACGATGAGGTTCCACAGCCACGAGTTATGACCCTGCATCACATAAGCCCCGTCGCGCTTCGTCTGGCGGTTGTCGTCATACTTCCCGGTCAGGAACGACTTGTTGTCAGAACCGAGCTGGCAGTCGCCGTCATAATAGTCAATCAACCATTTCACACCGTCCCATGTGCGGATAAGCATGTTCTTCGCAAGCTGGTCCACGCCGAGGTTGAACTGCACGTACAGATAGTAGGCAATCAGGTGGGGAAGGTCGAAATACTTCGATGCCTCTTTCCTGAACGTATCGCTCTGCCACTTGGCGGTAGGGAACTTGTCGCCGTCGTCCTCATAGTCCACCCCCTCGAACGAATGGGATTCCGTGCTGTAAACCATGTTCCTGCCCGCAGGCGTTTCCTTTACGCACCGGTAGACGAAACTCATCATGCGGTCGGTGGCCTTGTACATCTTGTCGTACTTGTCACCGGTACCGAGGTGGTCTTTCAGGTTCGGTTCTTCCTCCGCGTCACCGCCTCCGTCCGACCAGAAGGTATCTTTCGGATGATTAAATTCCAGTCCTCCGTCAAAGTTGTAGTCCATGAAATCCTTATGCTCCGGTTCGGTACTCGGCAACCAGTGGAACAGGCACAGCGGATTGGAGTTGTTCAGCGTCTCGAAGCAGACGGGCAGGTACTGCTTGTGTCCTTCCTCGTCGGCTTCCAGGTAGTTCAGCGTGTCGCCCTCGCCCCATTTCTCGCCGCCGATGGTCTCATCCTGCCCGAAGATGGGGTAGCTGTCGCTCTTCTCGTTGTTCATGTTGTACTGGCCGTAATAGGTCAGGTCTTCGTCGGCACTCTTCGCTACGAACAGGTCGCACGGCAGGCCGTCGATGGCCGAACGGTAATCGTCCTTCAGCCCATGGTCTTTGGCGTAACGCTGGGCAGGCGTAAGCAGCCCCATCTCTTTCAGTCCGTCATTGATAAGCTTCGCACCTCCGGTATTGGTGGTCATGGACGAGTCCGAGAAGTCGCATTTGGAACATGCCAGCTTCGCGCCTACCGAGTTCCTGCGTAACTTGAAGAGATTTTTTTTGCCGGTAGTTACCACCGGATTCTTCTGCCTGCCGTTTCCGTCAATCTCCCCGTAGCTCAATGTAACCGTCCAGCCGCTTGCCGTCTTCTGGAAGTAGAAACGGAAGTTCTTTCTGGCATAGTTCACGGAAGAAGTACCCTGAATACGGACATATACGTTGGTAAGGATAAAGTCAAGCGTCCTGTCCTCTCCGTTATAGAAACGGACCTCCCTTACCAGTTTGTTGGCCTTCTTGTCGTTCAGCTGGGCCAGTGCATCCACCACGTTCAGCGTGTCGCTGTCGCTCGGAACCTCACTGCCCACGCTGCCCGTGCCTATCAGTACCAGGATCGAGTTCCGGCGCTTCTTCATCAGCCCCATCAGCTTCTCCATGCTCACCGTATCTCCTTCATTCAGCACGCGGTTGTCCTCATCCAGTGAGCGCACGCCCGGTTCCCCGTCGGCATCCTCCAGGTGGTTGCGGTCCACGATGTAGTTGTTCAGCACCTCGTCCGAGGTCAGCGCCTTGTTATAGATACGCACGCTCTTCACGTTCAGGTCGGCACCCGCCGACTTAAATTCCAACTGGCTCTGAATGTCAAAATTCACCTTGTCGAGCCACTTGGAAGCAGCCGACTCTTCACCGTTCACATAGAAACCGATCAGCGTGCGCTGTTCGTTGGTCTGCACGTTCGGATAGAACACGTAGGTAATGCGGATATTCGTACCCGGCTGGAACTTGGTACCCACCGAGTCTTCATAGCGCAGCATCTGTCCGGCATCCATCGCCTCGGTCACCACACCGGTCAGGAACTTGGCCTCTTCCGGAGTCACAATCAGCCCGTACCGGTTGCCGTTGTCCAGCTGCCCCAGGCAGGTGATCAGCTCGGCATCCGTATCCGTCACGTTGGCCGTGCTGTATTCTATCTCCAGCGTCATGCCCACGTCACGGATGGCAAATCCCTCGGGCTTGTCCGCCTCGTTGAAGGGGCGGTAACCGCCGTCAGCGGTCAGGGTCATACCTGCACCACCGGCCAGCAGCAGGCGGTCCTTGTGCCAGCCGCTACCGGCACCATATTCGTTCACGCTCCACAGCACGTCCCGGAACTCCATACGCTTGTCACCGCTCACCCAGCTTGCCGGGTTGTTTTCCGTGTTGCTTCGCCCGAAGGCGTCAAACGTACACACGGCATCCGGTGCCAGCGTGGCTTCAATGTCCGGGTGCGATGTGGTGTTCACCTGCACCTCAAGCACGGCATCGCCGCATGACACACGGTAGTCCAACGGTTCCACGTTCACGTTCGTCCGTCCGTAGCTGCCGGTCTCACCGCGTTGCAGCAGGTCTTCCTTCACCACGCTGCCCCGGTCGGTCACTTTCACACGGGCCGTGTACGCATCGCGGTCATAGCCGGCATACGTGAAGTTCCATGCCGTGAACTGCTCTGCCTCCAGCACCGGGTGTTTCCAGTCACGCTGGAACCCCGCTGCCCGGTGGCTGAACATCAGGCCGGCATACGCTGTCACACCTCCGCCTGCCTTCAGCAGCGTAATGTAATGCACCCGGCTCACCACACCGGAGTTCTCATGCTGCGCGTAGGCTTCCACCACGTTCGTACCCTCCTGCATCTGTGTCAGGGGGATGGTCACGTTCTTCTGCTGCACACCGCTGCCGGCCGAAAGACCGAGGGTAAAGGCCTGTCCGCCGTTCACGCGGTAGTAGATGTTCTTCTCACCGCTCGTGCCCTTGGCAGTAAAGGGGATGTTCACGTCATTTTTATATCCCCCGTCGGCCAGCCCGTTGCCCGCCGAGTAGGTGGTCTCCAGCTCCATGGCCACCATGGTCACCTTGGCCGTGGCCGTCTTCATCAGCGTGCCGTCCTGGTAAGTTGCCTGCGCTTCCACCTGTACGGTATAGGCAGTGGCATCCTTCAGATAGGGCGAAGCGTCAAAGGTATAGCTCTGTCCGGCTGTAACGCCCACAAACTCCGCATCCCGGAACTCACTGATGACGGTCGAACCGCGTTTCACGATTACACGGGCTTTCAGGTCGCTGTAGCCGTCCACCGTACCGCCACCGGCAGTGCCCACACCTACGGAGTATTTCACCACAAAGCCGCTGCCCAGTGCCAGATACTGCGAGGCGGGAAGTCCCGCACCGCCGCTGTCCGTCAGGTCGATGTTCACCACCACCTTGTCATCGTCCGTGTACTTGGAAAAGCGCACTTCCTTCGAGCTCTCGCCGCCCTGGTTGTCCTTCTGCTTGACGGTCATCACGTACTGGGTGCCGTCCTCGCTGTCCTGCACATCCACGTCCGTCACCGTACCCACCATCGCATCGAACACCGTTCCGGATGTAGGAGGTTTCGTCTCGCCGCTCACCAGTTCCTCGGTAGGGGTACGGTTTGACAGTTCCTTCTTCAGGAACGCTTCGATGTCATCGCCTGCATAGGCATGATAGGTGCCGTCCGGCTGTTTCTGATTCCATGGTGTTTCAAGATTCATCGGATGCTCGGTCGCGTTGATGATTCCGCTTATTTTCCTTTTTGCCATAATACTGTCCTTTTATAATAATCATTCATTTATCAGTTTTACTGCTACCGTTCCATGCGTCCGATCCGTTCCACGGCTCGTCGCCTTTCCAGTATCCAAGTCCGAAACAGCTGCTTATCGCAGACCACACCAGTCTTGCCCCGGCATAGACAGCCGACAGGGCACGTTTCCCCACATACGCAGCCGTTATTTCCTTACCGCCTATGGTTATCATCGTCAATCCTCCTCATAAATCAGATACAGCGTATTCGCATCCTTGTCCTGCAGCGCCTCGTAAGCTTCCCCGCTCATCACCTCATGCCGGTAGGCCAGCAGTCTCAGGCTGCCGCCTGTTCCGGTATATACGGCATCACCCAGCAGGTAGAGCTTGTCCGGCAGGATGGCTGTCCGGTCCGCATTCATGAATATGCCGGCAGGAGGCACACCCGCCACATCCCAGTCCCCGTACAGGGTGGAGTCCATGTGGTAGGCGAACTTCCCGGCATCCGCTACATACACTACGCTGCCGCCCGGTTTGGTACTCTTGTCAGGTAAAACGTTGCCTGTTTCCATCCATGAGGAAAAGCGTGCGGTAGCCCCGCCGATGGCTGCTGCCGTAGTCTGTTCCACCTTGGCAGCGGCGTTTTCTGCCTTGGCTGCCGCTTCGTTGGCCTTGGTGGCCGCTTCCGTGGCGGCCTGGGTCTTTTCCTCCAGTCCGGCTACGGCTCCTTCCGCTTTCTTGGCGGCAGCCTCGGCACGGGCGGCGGCATCGCTCGCAGGCTTCCCTATCAGTTCCAGGGGGACGTTCACCATCTTGCCGTCCTTCTCCCCGGGCAGTGATTTCACACCGCTCAGCGAGGTGACGGTCTCCAAGTCCTCCACGCCGGTAGAACTCTGGAGTACACGGTCCAGCACTTCCTGAACCAGTTCTTCTTGTGTCATTTCTGCCATACTCATTCGTTTTTATCGGTTTCTGACCCGCCCAGGATTTCGTTCAGGGCATCTATCACATTGGGAAGACAATAGCGTTCCACCGCCATGTGTATCATCCCGGTTTCCTCATCGCTGAACTCGGTCTCGCCGGTACTCTCGAAAATCTTGAACGCAAGCCGATGGGCCTTGATGCCACTGACACGCGTATACAGCAAATCGGCTATCTGCTCACGTGCATCGAAAACCTCCCTCGTCTGACGGGTTATTCCGGTGGGAACGCTGAAATTCCTGAAATCTAACTTTTTCATATATATCTGTTTTTTAGGATGAATGATTCAATATCTGGTAACGGAATCCGTCCGCTTTTGTAATAAGTACCGTTACGGAGTCCCCGGATGCCATCTCGTAGTTTTGCAAATCTTCATTGTGGTTATAGATACCTTTTAGTATGATATTCTTTGAACCGGGTCTGACCCTGAACGTGACAATGGCTGCAAAATCGGTAGGCAAGTAACTCATGCCGAACTTGTATGCCACAGAACTTTCCGACGGCAGCGTAACCTCTACCTTACTGTAGTTGGGTTCATTGTAATACATCAAAATGATATTGTGTTGTGAGAAATCCACCGTGTAGTTTCCACTTCCGAAGGTAAGCAGCTTGGCTTTCGTATTGATAAACGCCGGGGCAAGTAATGCCGCATTGCTGCTGATACCGTAGTTCTTCGTACCGCCGGTAACATCTATAAACAATCCATAGTTCGCTTGGTCGAAGCCGTAATTCCCGTATATATTGGGGGCTGAGTTCACGATACGACCGACAGCGGTAAAAGCTCCTCCTGCAGAAGACGGTATCACATCATCACCGAACATCACATATCCTTTGCTGCCGCCGACACGGAAAAAATCATCATAAATGGCAAGACCGCCACCGCTCCCGTGAGAGTCGGCCACAGAACCGATACGGCCGTTCCCTATCTCAAAGCCGCCGATTTTCCCTTTGCTGCTGTCTATCTCTCCGGTAAACTTACCGTTGGTCGTTTCAATGCTGCCGTCTTCCAGTATCTTGAAGTTGCCGTTGGCCGTTACCAGTCCCTCCAGCTGTATATGGTCGGCTGTCAGCTTGATTTTGCTCACGGTATTTCCGTACTCGTCCTCTTCCTCCACGCTCACCCCGATAAGGGCAATCTTTCCTGTATTGTCCTGCGCATACAGACCGGAACCTTCAGGCTTTATGACAAGCCCGGTCTCTTTCAGCGCATTACCGTCCTTGTCGAAGACCGCCGCTGAAATCTTTACCAGCCGGTCGCTCTGTTCGAACAGTGTACGGTACTTATAGGCCAGTGCGTCCGCCTTGTTGGTGCTGAACACCAGCAGCGAAATGTAAATCACGCCCGTAAACGACAGCTTGAAGTCGCCAGTGCCGTTCCAAAGTCCGTCCAACGTGAACATCTTCTCACCGCCAACGGGCAGGTCCTCTTCATGGCCGAACATGTTGAAGTTCTCAAACCCGGTCTTATCAGCGTTCACAAATTCTATTTTCAACCTTCCGGCCTTGATAACCCGGTAGCTGAACGACAGATACACCACGCCGGGCACCCGTTCGCCCTGGCTGTTCGTCTGCCGGTACTCCGGTACCAGCCGGAAGTCCTCCAGTTTCTGCATGATATAGCTGTTCCGGATATAGGCATAAGGCACCTTGCCTTCGGTCCGTATCTCGGCATGGCCGTCCGGCTTCGTACCGTAAGGACCGCCGTTCGCCCAGATCCAGCGTCCGCCCAGGGTGAACAGCGTAGCCTTGCTGCCCGTCTTCCATTTGTCCATGCCGTCGGCAAAACTGCTGTTGTCCAGATAACTCTGTTCTTCGCGTATTTCCTTGCGCAAGCTTTCCACGGCTGAATGGATTTTCCCCTCGGTTATCTCAAACCGCGTCAGGATGTCCTCGCCCGTCATCAACACGAACGTACCCTTCAGCCACACGTTGTCGGCATACAGGCCGTTTCCTTTCGGCTGTTTGTCTGCCGGGAAAGCGCTGCTCCTGATGCCGTCCAGCTTACCCAGCCGGCAACGAAGGCAGCCGTTGAAGTTCTTGGCCTTCACACCGTCCAGAATGTCGATACGGGGCTGCCCGTCCTCCGTGGCCGCAATGGATATAAGGTTCTGCCGGAGCGGGTTTTCGGTGTTGCCCATCAGCACGCACTCATCGCCTGCCTCCGGCTTCACCCCGCCAAACTCGCTTACCGGGACCAGCACACCGCCGGCTATCACCGAAGCCACCTCCACCCAGTATGCTTTTAGTTTCTTACCACCCGTAACCGCACAGCGCATCAGGTCATGGGCCACAAAGCCCGATTCCTGCTCAAACACGATGCGGTAGTTGTCGCCCTGCTTCACCACGTCCTTGATCTTGCCGTTGGCAGCGGACACCACCAGCTGGCCGCACACGCTGCGCACCTTCTCGATCAGCAGTTCCAGCGCCACCAGGCTTTGCCGGGCAGTCACTTTGTCCACCGTCAGGTTTGTCAGTCCGGTCAGCTGGTCAATCCACAGCTGCCAGCCCTCACCGGTCAGCCCGTCCACAAACTCCGTGCTGCGCAGCAGTTCGCGGATCACGGCAGTCAAGTATTCGGCATTGCCCTCACCATCCACGATGCCGCAGGGCTTGCCGCCAGCAGCCTCGCCAAAGCTCACACCCTTCAGGAAGCGGATGGACTCTTTGGCTGTGTCCGGCTGGTTCTTGCTCAGGAACTCTTTCTGGCTGCGCCGGGCGGAAAACAGGTTGTTGTCCGTGGGCAGCGTCTTGTCCCAGCTTCGTATGATGTCCGGAAGGGCAGCGCCTTCCGTCTTTGATTTCGTATAGCTTTTCAGCGCACCGATGCTGTCCGTCACCTTGTCGAACTTGCCCACCTGCAGCGCATCGCTTATCTCGATGTCCATCTGCCCGGGTTCGTTCACCTTGCGGCTGATCTTGGTGATACGGCTCTGACGGTAGCCTTTTTCCGGGAAATACTTCCGGCTCTCCAGCTTCACCCGTCTGCCCACAAACAGGTCTATGCCGTGCTCCTCGATGTATACCGGGTC